AACTGCTCCAGCAGTATCAACCTTTACAATAAGTTCATCACCTACTTTTACTAAATTTTGATTGTTACCATCTAATTTAAACCATACTAAACTTGGATCATTTGCATTGGTAAAATTAGCCTGATCTTTTCCTGATCCATCTTGAGTATAAAATATATTAGAAAATATAGTTTGGTAAGGCCCTTCACTTGGTTTTATTACAAACTTATAGTGTTTAGCCCAGTATGGTGGTAAGTTTCTAAGTGTTACCTTTATTTTATTTTTAAATACTGATGTTGCAGGTTCAAAATGTGTTGTATTAGTAGTACTTACTAACACTGTAGAAGACCTACCTTCTCCATCCATATACACAACACCTGTCTCATAATCTCTATTAGAGTGCAAACTACCTTGTTGTGAAGTTAAAATATATCCTGCCTTACAACCATAACCTATAAACCCATAAAAAATATAAGACTCAGTTATTGTACCTGCATCATCCTCGTAATACTGAGTTGCAGGAACAGCAATCTTAAATCCATTTGGTACAGCATTGAATTCAAATCCTTGTGGGTCACAAGAAGGAGCTCCTATTGTCCCTGGAAATATTTGATAAGCAGTCCCTGACACTTCTAAAGCTAATACAGCACCACTACCTGTAGTTTGGTCAAATATTGTTAATGAAGAAACTTGTATTGAGCTTATTACAGCTATTGCTCCTGTAAGTTGATCAGTGACAAAATCTCCCGCTATTAATCCTGGAAACTGAGTTGGATCAGTAAAATCTAAACCAGCAGTATCATCTGTTAGATCTCCTGGTAAACAAGGTATTGTATTAGGAAGTACAGTACCACAAGAAGTTATTCCAGAAGCTATAGGAGTATTACTACATACCCCTGGAAATATAGCTGGGGCACACTCCTCACCTAAATTTCTACCACCATTTATTAATTCCTGATTTCCTCCGGTCATAGGACTTACAGCTTCATTATAAAATTTATCTGTTAATGTCCCTCCTTGATCAGAGTCATCACAAGGATAAACACTTTGCATTAATCCTGCAGAACCTGTTGGAAATCCTTGAGATAATGAACCACCCACTCTATCTCTAAACTCTGGAGACGCACACATAGCAGTTACATCTGCATATCCACCAGGTACACCAACAGTAAATGTCATGGTAATATTAAAAGGAGATTGTTGAACATAACCTATAGTATTATTTGAGGAAGTTTGTTCTAATGAAAATGCAAAATTAAAAGTTGTTCCAGGAACAATACCACCTGCAACATTTGCTGCTGAAAGATCCCATTGACATACGGAATTTACACCAGAATTTGCTGGACCTATTGTATAAGCTAATGTTGAAATAGATGGATTTGTTGGAGATCCTAAATCTACTCCTTGTATAGTTTCAATTAGAGGCTGTGTATCATAAATTATTTTTATTTTTTTACCATCTACACCATCCTTAATGTTATATTGATCTATATAGTTTCCATACATTAATCTGTTACCCTGAATAGTTTGAGCTTTAGCAACTCTTGGTACATTATCATATGTTCTTAATAACTCATCAGAACCTAAAGTTGTATATATTTCACTATTGTCAAATCTATGTGTTCCAAAGTCATTATCCGCAAAATTTTCTTCCGCCTTATTAAATCTTTTAATTACATATATAACATTACTGGTAGTTTGTTTATAAAGTAAATCAATCTCTGTTACTTGTCTGGATCCTGTAGAGAATGTAACATCACATGCATTAAACCTATTAAACATACCAGCATTTAAATAGTTTTGAATACTAAACCTAAATGCTTGAGGCTGAAATACAGGAGTAGAAAATAAAGAAATGGCACTATATCCTCCATCTGCATATCTATATCTATATGCAAAAGTTAAGAACCTGGTTTCCATATAATTTTCATCCCCAGGATTATTGTCGGTCAATATCGGCTTAACAAAAGGAGTTCCTAAAGGTTGTATTTGTGCAGGGACTAAATTTGGATCAAAATCCTCATAACCTGGAGGTCTTAATATTACACTTATATCCTCTTCATTAAATATAGTATCAACTCCACCAACAGGCTGTGCATATCCCGGAGGGGGCTTTGATACATTTATAACTCTTGGGGGATTTAAATCGTCAGTAAAAAATAAAAGATCTTTTATTTTATCTACACCTGTTATTAAAAACTCTTTATCAAAGTTTAAAACAGAAGTACTAATAACATGGTATCTTAAAGTACCAGTATCTGTATTATAAGAAACTATTAAATCAACCTTACCTGTAACAGGAGAATTAATATTTGCTGGATCATTTATAAACCAATATAAAGTTTCATTAACACCATCCTCATAAACTCCTATAGTTCTGGCTTTGCCACTTAAAGGCCCTCCTCCAAAACTAACATCTGTAAGAAGAGTATTTCCTTTGGAATTTTCTACAGCTCCTATTTCAGTAGCCTCAGTAGACCCTAAACGTACATTAAGAGCATCTATATATTCTCCTGGTGGAATTAATCTTTCATCCACCGTTTTATTCATTTTACCCTTTACAAAAGTAGTTGAAGTTTGTGCCATATTATTTTATCAATTTATTCTGACCCCTCATATTCATTAAAAGTCTACCAGGATGTATATTGCTTAATCTTAATTTAGCATTCCTTAAAAGAGATGATTTATCTTTTCTGGCTCTATTTATAATATATTCCTGAACTCCAAACCTACCGTTTAAAAGAGAGTATTTAATATATGCGTAAATAAACTCTTCAAACATTTTATTAACACTTACTCTTGAGTCATCACCTGATTCTAAACCATCTGAAACATATTCTAATACTACAAATTTATCCATCATGCTGGAGGTAAAATTAATAACTCCTCCTTTTTTATTTATACTAAAAGTAGGATTTACATTTGCTGTTTCTGTATTCATACCAAAATTTGCTCCTATTGAGTAATCAAAACACCATTGACCATCAATACAGTAACCCATCTTACCCGCATAAGGACCAGTTCCAGGATACATATTTCGTTGTTCACCTTCTAATCTCTGTATATCAAACCAAGATTCAGCTGGTTTTAAAACAGCTCCATCTATATCAAAAAGTATATTACAATTATTATCTTGTAAGTAAGCTCCACTCCAATTAGTTTGAATGTTTTCCGTCAAAGGGTAAAGCATTCCGTCTTCTTCTAAACTTATTCTCACCCAGCTAACATAATCTTGAGGAAGAACAAATCTTAATTGATCACAAACTTTTAATTCTAATATTTTTATCTCTTTCATTGCATCGTAATTCAATTCTTGAATTCCTCTCTTTGCGTGAAATAAAACTTGATATCTATTTATATTATTAATTATTTCATTATTTCCTTGAAACATTAACATAAAATTATTTACAATATCTTCTAAGCTAACAAACTGATATGATCCCCAATTCTCTTCAGACTGAACAGTTCCTGGTGGTAAGTTGTTTTCGTAATATTGATAATCTGTAATATATGCCATAGTTAACTTGTTTCTTGTGTATCGTTACCTTCTTCAGTTGCTCCAAAATTATAAACTTCTGCCTCTCTAATTTCTATTCCTACATACTGACAAATTTTAGCTATTAAAGTAGGTTCATCAGAATCTGGTAATTCGAATTCTTGGAAGTCACTTTGTGTAGGGTCAAATTGTGGTTCTCCTACCGTCCCTAAATTTAAGTAAGTCCACTTTGGAGAAAGTGGATACCTTACGTATTGAGCCTGTATGTCTCCCGCTCTTAGTATTGTTGTAGGGTATACTGTAACTATATCGCCTCCTAATACATATGCTGGATAAGTTTTTGTTGGAGCAGTTAACATAGAGTTAGTTAAAAGAAATATTTTATTTTGACTAACTCTTTCTACCTCTCTAATTTTAGTATTAGAATATATAATATAATCATCACCTGCAACTAAAAATATATCTGCACTTAACGAAATTGTTATCGCATCAATTACACCTGTAACATAAGCCTCTTGAAAGGTGGTAGTGTTAACGATTATACTCCCTATATTAGGCGATGGTGCTGATGCAGGTATAGTTGTCCAGCCTACTGCATTTAGATCTAATAATTCATTAGGAGTTACGCCTGTTGAAGTTCCTGTAAAAGTAGGAGTAGAATAATAAAATAATTTATTAATTAAATAGTAGTTTCCTGGTAAATTATAAGTGTTAGAATTATTTTGAGCTAAAAAAACCTGCGTAGAAAAACCATCTATTACCTCAACCAATCCTTTGGTTATATTAGCATATCCAGTTCCTGAGCTACGATTATTTTCTCTATTAACCCAATTATTGTATTGGTAAAAATAGTCCTCAAACATATCCATTTGAGCTTGTTTAGCATATAAATTAAAATCTTGCGGTGATATATATCCGTAATTATTTTTATTTGCTATTGCTAATACAGTATTTCTTACTTCGTTTATTGATGCCGCCATATTATTAAAACATTTCCACAAAGATAATAAAAAAAAAGAGGCCCACTTTATTTGTAGGCCTCTCTTAATATTTAGTTTATAATAACTATTTCTTTTTCCTTAAAGTATTTTTAAGAAGCTTATATGTCTCTACTCCTTCATCTGTTTGAAAGTAAGAGGACACAATATCATTAGGATCTTCTCCAAAAGGAACAGTTAACATTTTAGTTTTATTTTTTTCTAAGTTAAAGTATATGTCTCTGTTTTTATTTTTTGTAATAAGTAATACGGATGAAAAAAACTGAGCTACATCATCATACATTTGTAGTGCAGGATCATTTAACATATCAATAAACTGGACAGGATAATTTCTTGAATAAACTAATATATCTCTTTTTAATTCTGCAGTACTTAATTTATCTGCTTGTCCTCCCATGAGAACTCTTGATACTGTTTCAAGCATTCCAATATCTAAATCTCTTGCTAAAAGTTGAGCATCTAAAACTAATTCTTCAACCTCTAACTCTTCGGCTGCATCTTTTTTGTTATCTATTTCTTCAAATATCATCCCATTACCTGGATGATAAGATAAAAATTCTTGAAGAACTTGATTAGTTCTATCTACAAGTAAAAATCCATCTTCAAATACAACAGGCTCTAAAATTGCATTACCATCCTGCTCATCCTCAAATGGGCTTTTCTGGTTTCTTGCATAACGAAGAGGTCGGTTAATACCCTTTTCCTCATCGAAATGAAGTAATGCTGACCTTTTATTGTGGCTGGACGCTAACATGAAAGCTAATGGTGCTATTTCTCTTATTAATCTGTACTGTTTTGAAACAGCGGTTTTTGTTTTTTTCATTTTATATAATTTAATTAAAGTTAAAAAAGGGGAGGATTTCTCCTCCCCGAATTATTGTTGTTTATTAATCTCTAAATAAGAAGAAGTTGTTTGCACCTAAAGTACATACAGCTCTTTCAGATAAGAAATTAACTTGCATTGCATCTAAAGAAGATGTTCTTGCTCCACCAGCTGAACCAGTGATCCAAGTTTTGTAACGTCTATCTTCAGTTTCAGAAGCTCTGTATCTTACATGCAAGAATGGTCTCTTAGCGTTCTTACCTAAGATTTGGTCATATACAGTAGTTGAACCAGCTGGAACCATAAGTCCGTTGATTGCACCTCCTGTTAAACCACCTCTCATTGTAGGATCGTTTAAGTATTTCCAGTCAGACTTGTAGAAATCATAACCTCTACGGAATCCTGTAAATCCTAAGTTTAAAGCCATTTCTTCGTCATTGTCAAATAAACCATATGAAGTTCCACCTGCTCC